TGCCACCTTCTAAAAACCGTCACTTTATCGTTGATGGTACTGGTGTGCAGGCGTTTAAAGAAAACGCGGGTGAGATTGATATCACTACCACGGATATGTTCAAGATGGACACAGTGGACGCGATGAAGTCGGTACTAGACACTGAGTCACTACCGACGCCAGTTATCGAAGTTGAAAACGACCCATCGGCTATCGATGCGCCACTTCGCGTATGGTTGGTATCGCCAGACCAATACAACAAGTTTGCCGCTGACCCGCAGTTCCGTCAGATTCAAGCGGCTGCCTATGCGCGTGCATCACAAGCCAAAAACCATCCATTGTTTATGGGCGAGGTTGGTATTTGGAACGGCTTTCTTATCAAGAAAATGCCGAAAGCTATTCGTTTCTACGCAGGCAATGATATGCGCTATAGCCCAGATGCCTACAGCGAAACCGTGGCAACTGCCAAAGTCCCTGCGTCATTTGGCACCAACTTTGCGATTGACCGTTCAATCATCCTAGGCGGGCAAGCGGTAGCAGAAGCATTGGCGGCGTCTGACAAGTCTGGTATTCCATTCTTCTGGAGTGAGAAAGACCTAGACCACGGCGATAAAAAAGAATTGCTTATCGGTTCAATTCGTGGTGTTAAGAAAATCCGCTTCGGTGTTGACACTGGCAACGGCGCAGAAATTACCGACTATGGTGTTACGGTGGTTGATACCGTGGTGCCAATCACTGGCCTAGGTAAATAAGGGGATTGATACATGGCTACTATTAACGCAAACAACGATATGACGCATCACTTTACGTTTACCGCGCCTTACGGTAACAATACGGTGCGTTATCATCGCCTGTCAACAGCAGGCACCACTGGCATCATCGACCAAGGCTTAGATAAAAAAGCGATTGGCGCAGGTGATGTGGTTATTTTGGGCGACTTGCCTTGTGGCTTTGTGCTGACCGATGCGATTGTATCGGTTGTCACTGGCTTCACTGGTGCCGCGTCACTTGGCTTTAAGTACAAGGACGGCGAGGACAGTACCGAAGTACCGCAAAACGACAAGTATTTCTTTGATGCTCAAGACGTATCGACAGCCGGTGTTATTCGCGCGGACAAGCAAACGATGGTAAAACTACCAAAAGATGCGCAGCTTATCATGACGTTTGCCGCGGCAAATACCAAGAAAAGCGAATTGCGTGTCGCAGTAACAGGTGAGCTTGTAGGCGCGCCTTAACCATGCTTTAACAACAACCCCAAAGACTGGCTGTAAAAGGTCAGTCTTTTCTATATAAGGAAAAAACCATGCGAAACTATAAACTAGGAATTATTACTGCAATAGCTTTAACGGTAGCTTTGCCAGAGCGAAAACTTACCAAAGAATTTTTGGAAAGTGAAATCGATAAAGTCGAGTATAACCGATTTGGCGAAACAAACACTCACTGCACCATTACCACCAAAAGCGGCTTTACCTTTACTGGTGAAAGCGCGTGTGTTGACCCTAATAACTTCGACCAAAAAATTGGTGAAAAGTTTGCCTATGAGCAAGCATTTGAAAAAATGTGGATGCCGTATGGGTTTTGGCTACACAAGGCGTTGGCTGAATTTGACAGCTTGCCCACCAATACCGCGCAGGAAGAATGGCTAAAAGAAGAAACGCTAGTCTCAGGCGGCAGCGTATTACCTAAGACTGAGCGCCTAAGTTTTGGCGATGCCGTTGCTGCTTTGAAAGAAGGCTTGCGTGTTGCGCGTGAAGGTTGGAATGGCAAGGGTATGTGGTTGACTATGGTGCATCCAGACGATGATGCCAATGTTCCCCCGCGCCCTGCTTATGCTGTTTATGCTGTCGCTGGAATAGTGGATGACGCTACCAATGGTTGCCTGCCTTGGATTGGTATGAAAACCGCTGACAACAAGTTTGTGCCTTGGCTTGCCAGTCAAACTGACGTACTGGCAGATGATTGGCAGATTGTAGAATAGGGTAACTAAACCTCGTCTTATTAACTAATAACAAGTTCTCGACTACCTGAAAGGATGATAACAATGGACAAGAAAACCATCGCAGTGAAGTATGTTGGCCGCCGCGACTCATGGACTGACCGGCTCTATGGCACTGGCTTAACCTTCACTAAAGACCAAGTGCGTTTTGTGCCAAGTGAATCCGCGCGTCAATTATTAAAACACACGGACCTTTTTGCCGAAGATGCTACAGCTAAACCCGCTCAAGAGAAAAAGACCGATGATACCGAGCAGGCAATGGCGCAAGCAGAAGCACAGAAAGCCGAGCAAAATGCCAAGGTTAATGCCGTTGCAGACCTACATGACCAAGTTAATCAGATGACAAAAGATGCGCTTGAGCAGTTTGCAAAAGACAAATTCAACATTGACCTTGATAAGCGCCAAAAGGTTGATGAGTTGAAAAAAGAAGTACATACCTTAATTGACCGATTCGGGTCATAGCATGGCGTTCTTTTACTGGCTAATGATACTGGTAATCGTCTTACTGGTATCTTGCATCATTGGGGCAGGGCTTTTTCTATTCCCCATACTCAAACATATTGTGAAGGAGTGCAAAAAGTGACGCTATCTGAGCTTATCCAACGATTTCGCATCGCCGCGTTTGATAAGGTTGAGCCGTATTTTTTCAGTGATGAAGAAGTTACCATGTGGCTTAATGATGCCGAACGTGAAGCCGCTATTCGTGGGCGACTGATACGCGACCATTCGACGGTTGGCGTTTCTACTATTCCGATGGTAGCGGATGCCAGCGACTACCCATTGCACCCTGCGTTTTATGAGATTGAGTATATTGGTTATGAATATACGCCGCCCCTCGCCAATCAAGGCCTTTATGATGACGAGCAGGAAATCAAGCTTATCAGCCAAGAAATGATGACAAGTATTAACCCAAACTGGCGCAATCGCAATGATGTGTTTAATCAATACGGTCATACGTTGCGCTATGCGGTGCAGTACGATACCCACATTCGCCTTGTGCCAACGCCTAAATTTAATGGCAAACTATATGTCGAAGGCTATCGGGTGCCGATAAAGCCAATGGCAAACATGGATGACGTACCAGAAATTAATACCATTCATCATGAGTATCTAGTGCAGTGGGCTCTGTATCGTGCGTTTAGTGTGCCTGACACTGAAACATTCGACCCAAACCGCGCAGCTATCGCCGAGCGTGAGTTTACGCAGTATTTCGGTTTGCGACCCGATAGCGATTTAAGGCGCATTACCAGAGAAGATACGCCACACGAAGTCGAGCCGTGGTTTATCTAACCAAATCCCTGTAAGGTTAAAGACTTGCAGGGATTTTTTTCATAATAGAGCCTACATTAACACTAGCTATGAGGATAACTGTATGGCTAATACATTGTTTGACAACGCGCGCCAAATGCTCTTGGAAGCGCAAATCAACTGGCAGACCGATACAATGAAATGTATTTTGGTCGATACAGGCAACTACACTGTGCAGACTGCAACACATAAGTTCCTGTCTGACATTTCATCATCCGCCCGCGTCACTGCACCCGTAACGCTTACCGCAAAATCAACCGCAGGCGGCGCAGCTGACGCTGCAGACTGTACTTTTACCTCGGTAAGCGGTGCAAGTATTGAGGCAATTGTCATCTATAAAGATACGGGTACAGAAAGCACAAGCCCGCTTATTGCTTGGATTGATACCGCGACTGGCTTATTGGCGAGCCTTTACACAGCGATGTGTAAATCTATTCGGAACACAAGCTATCAACTAGCTTAATTGACCAATCACTCCGAATGGCGGTGATTAACAATATGGTCACCGAAAACTTTGTGAATTGCTGGAACACCCTTAGAGCCTTTACCACTACAACGTAACCCGAAAGCGTAAGCGTGAATGTTTGAAAAGATAAAGGATTGGGCAATCAGCAGGTAAGCACCGTACAGGTGAAACTTCAACGACTAGCCGCAAGGCGTACACTCAAGCGAGTGGAAGTGCAAAGCCCTCACAATGTGAGGTGAAGATATAGTCTAATCTTATGTGAAAGCATAAGCAGTCCGAAAGGGCGGTAAGTAATTAGCGACTACTTGCGAATGATAATGATTATTGTTACTTGGGACAACGGAACTAACAAGATTTTCAAAGTTTAGTTTAAAATCAATAACTTACGTTATAAAATTAGCGTAAGTTATTTGTCATATTCCCATGTTGCTATGCTATAATAATATTCCCTTCAAACCAATAAGAGTATTGTTATGACTGCTTTAAGACACTTGCCAGATGTGGCTTGTAAAAACTGCAATGTTGTTTTCAGACCTAAAAGAGTTGAGCAAACCTATTGTTCTAAAGAATGTTGGTATTCAACAACAAGGAATAAAAACAAATTGTGTGAATGTTGTGGCAATGAGTTTAAAGCAAAGTATGCACAGCAGAAGTATTGTTCAGTCGCTTGTAAAAACAAAGGCATAAGCAAGGATAAAACAGTAATTTGTGCTTATTGTAAAACTGAATTTCAAAGACCTCACGGCAAGGCTCAAGCATACTGTTCTAAAACTTGTTCCAATAAAGCAAGAGCAGAAGGAATGAAAAAGCCCGAAATCACTTTAGAGCATAGAGTGATTGGCGATAAAACGGTTAGTAGTAGCGGATATTTGGTGATACGCAAAGACGGCAAAAAGGTACTTGAGCATAGGCTTGTCATGGCAAGTATTCTTGGCAGACCCCTAGAGCGTCACGAGCGCGTCCATCATAAAAATGGCAACCGACAAGATAACCGCCCTGAAAACCTAGAATTATGGACTGGCGTAGGTACAAGCAAAAAAGACCCGCATGGCGTCCGTATGGTTGATAAGGTGATTGATATGTTGTCATCGCTCACCAAAGACGAATTAACTTTAGTTTCTCAAAAAATTAAGGAGCTTACATGACCACCCAAACAGAAAAGCCGCCTGCGCAAATTGCAGGCGTGCAAGGATTTAATGCCTTTACCACACCCGCTGACGAGATAAAACCAAAATCCGCACCACAAGTGGATTGGACAAGGTTAGCAGGACTGCCGCCGTTCGCTATGTTTGCCCAAGAAGTGTATGGCGTTTCTAGTGGCAATCTTATGCCTTGGGTTAATGAGCTAATCAGAAACACGCAAGACGGTGTTTATCAACAATACTGTGACTGGCACGCCGCTAAGGGCTACTGGAAGCAGGAAGATGTGTATGGTCGTTTAATTAAATAGAGTAGATTATGGCAGTAGGTATCCGTTTAAATTGGGCACAATACGGTGATTTTGATTATTTTGAAATATTGCGATCAAACGCTACAATGAATGGTTTGCCATTGCCAGACCCCATAGCTACTGGTCTAACCAAAATGACTTACTTTGATGGCAGTGTTGTACTAGACGGCACATACTTTTATAGAGTGGTTGCTGTAAAGGGTGAGTCGCGTGTTGTAAGCGAAGAAATAAAAGCCATAGCAACTTACGATCAATATCGTAGCAATGTGATTACATTCTTATCTCTTAATAATAACCTACTAGAGAAAGTATCATCCACAAATTTTGCTTGGAGTGATCAATCTAGCCCAGCATTATTCGTTGATTCAAGATTTGGGAAATCATTGAGCCTTGATGGGACGTATGGTAATTTTGTATATGACCCAAGAACTCAGAATGCAGCTACTAATCTATCTGGCAGCGCATTTACGATTGAATTTTTTGCAAAGTTAAAATCGACTAGCACAGGGACCAGAACTGTTTTGTCATTTGGGTCTGTAACTGGAGATCGATACCTTTCTTGGTGGGTGAGCTTAAATATTGATAGTTTTGGCTTTGTGCAATCTAATGATGGCAGTGGCGGCAATACACAAGGTATGTCTGTTGCTATGCCTGCGAATATAAACCCTACAAGTGATTATATCCACTACGCCATAAGCAAAGATCAATCTGGCTATACTCGCTTATATATTAATGGAGTGCTTGTTATTGAACAAACACTTAACTCTGCTTTTTATGTATCAGATTATGGATTGCGAATAGGTCGCCTTGATTACCCTGGTTATTCTTATGAGTTTATTGGTGAAGTTGGACCAGTTCGTATTACAAAAGGGGTTGCTCGTTATATAGAGAAAACATTTGTTCCGCCAAGTAATTTTGCAGGTTTTGAATAGTGGGTAGTTTAGTTGTTAGCACCCCAACAAATTTAGGGGCATCTTATGAGGATGAAAATACCCCATCAATACTATCTGCGCCCTATGGTTTATCCACGTCTTTTGAAGAAAATACTGGTGATATAACCCAAGTTGTAAATACATCTGGTTTTGAAACTTTTGCATCCGGACAAATATCCTTGGTCTTTGGCCAAGATGTAAAAAATACTGGATTTATTACTGAGTCATTTTCAATACCAAGAATTTACAACAAAAATACTCATGTTCTAGCTGGCGGGTATGTTGATAGCAGCTATTCAAACCATATTATTTTTAACGTCAATAAAGAAATTAAAAATAGCGGATTCAATGCTTCTGCTTTTGGCTCACCTAGGATATATAACCTACGGCAGTATGTGAATTCAAATAGCTATGACGCACAGCTATTCGGCAACGCATTTATGGGTGGTGGTGTAAAAACTGTCACCGTGAATGGCTTTTCCACATCCGCCTTGCCAAACCCCAAAGTTGTCAATACTCGTGCCGATCAATATGCCACAGTGCAGGGCATACTAGGCTTATCTTTAGGACTTCCACTTGTTAACCCAAGGTCTTTATACCCAGAAGCCATATCGCCAGTAAGCATACCGCAACCACTTATTCAACGTAGCCCAATGCCGAAAGGCGATGACCATTCAGTTTATGGGATGCCTACTGTTTGGTATCGCGTTAGACCGATTTTCGCCAAGGGAATTGATAGTTTTGACAGTGGCTATCCTAAGATATTTGACCCGACACAGATTGTATATGTGAGCCCACAGCAGACAACCGCGCTATTTGGCGATGTTGCCATCAAGAATAACAGGCGCATCATTGATGTTTCAGGATTCAATGAATTGGCTGTTAGTCAATGGGTTGAGCTGCGCACTAGAAATAGAGTGATTCAAACGGTTGGTGTTGATAATGCGTCAGTCGGTAATGTTGAAATACGCAATGCCACGCCATCGCTACAACCAAGAGGCTTTGTTGGTGAGTTTGGTGCAGCTTTTATATCGTCACGGATTCGCTATACAGCACCTACCGGATTTGATACTGCCATTGTTGGCAATGCGCAGGTAAAGCGAACGCCATCATTTGCCCCATCGCCTTTTGATGCCGCCTTGTTTGGTAATACATGGGTATCAAACAAGTATAGACAAATTTATGCAGTGGGATTCAGTAAAAATAGTTTTGGTGAAACGATTGCATGGAATTACCAACGCCGCGTTAATACGGTTGGTAGTAATTGGCTCGATGTTGGTGTGCCAACTGTAACGCATGGCGTTCGTGAACTGATAGCACAAGGCGTCAATGCGGCTAGTTTTGGCGCGCATTGGGTGAGTTTCAAGAAAAGATACATCGAAGTTGATTCGATAATCTCAGACAACAAAAACTCAAGCAATCATCGTGTTAGTCGAAATATTGTTATTGGTCCTAATGGATTTATCGCATCATTGTTTGGCGAGCGAATTATCCCCATCGCTCAAGATATTTACCCGCAACCCTTTGTTGCTGATTTTGGCTTAGCTAATATTGGCTTAAAAACAAGGTATGTTTTGGTTGATGGCTTTATCACCACATTTGACCCAATTAAAAAAACTCAAGTCCAGATTGGGCAAGTATTGGTTTTCAATAAACGGCAGTATATTGAACAGCAATACGATAGCGGCAATGGTCTGGTGCCGATGCCGTTTGGCTTGTGGACCACGATTGAAAACCGCAATAGAAATATGGGTGCGTTCGGCTTCAATGCTGTGAAGTTTGGCAATACGTCAATTCAAAATACCGCATCCCCCGTTCTACCAGATTCCATTAAATCTAATATTTTTGGCGTCTCAATGATAGCGTTTGGCGTAAGGCGCATCATTGGCGAGTCAATAAACCCGATGCCAATCTCTCATTGGAGTATCATAAACAACAGCGCGAGAATAGTATCGGCGAAAGGTTTTGTTGGTGATTTTGGCGATGCGGATATAAAAAACACGCGCCGCTATTATGATCGTGTGGGGAACTGGAATAGCCAAGAGCTAGGCACCCCAATGATCGCCTATCGAGTGCGAAATATAGATATCGAAAGTCGTTATGCTATAACGCCACCTTATGTCAATCTGCCTACCATAGAGAAGCTAACCAATTACATCGAAGTGAAAGGTTTTAGCGCGGATGGTATATGGGTGTCATCCGTTGGCAGTCCGCATCTTACAATCCATAGGAATATAATAACGCCCAGATGGGCATTAAAAGACTATTTTGGCGAGCCGTTTGTATGGAATAAAACACCTGAAGTAAAAACATTTGGACATGATAGCGCTGAATTTGGCATTGCTTCCTTGCGTACGCAATGGCGCAATGTGCTTGCTACAGGCGATAATGCTAATTTGTTTGGACTGCATAAAATATCTGATACCAAGCAGAATATCAAAATCATAAACGGGCTTGGCGCGCCGGATATTAGTCAGTATCACAAGATAGTAAAAGGTCAGTCAGCGCCTTATTCCCTGCAATACATACTTCACAACGAATCACAAAGCGGCTTTGAATCACTGATATTTGGCGCGGTAGGTATAAATCAAAACGTGCTTTATACCCAAGGGTTTTTATCACAAAAATTCGGCGATGCCTTTGTATGGTCAAATAATATTGTTATTAAGTATGGAATTGCACAGCAGCAAGACGTAAGCGCCCCAACTATCAGAAACAAAAATAATTACATTAACGTAGCTGGTTTAGACAATGAAATAAAAGTTGGCAGGCCTGTAATCAAACTGCAGACAATTTATCCTTATCATGATTGGGATAGTAAAGCGACTGGCGGTTGGGTTGGCATGGCATCTGTCGAAAATAAGCATCGTCAATATTATGCTCGCGGCGTCGATGCGTTAAAAATGGGTGATGATGTTAATATTGATTTGGTGACAAGGTATGTTAAGCCAATAGCAATAAGACCGCCCTATTTTGGCATCCCGTCAATACCTTTCGTTCCGCAAAATATTGAGGTCAAAGGGATTGATAGTTTTGTTGATGGATCGCATACGGTTAATTACCCGCCTTATAAGGGCGTGCAGTATATTAGAGCATACGGCTTTAATGTGTTGGCGTTAGGTTATGGAAATGCAGAGCTAAAGAATAGGCGTGTTGATGTTATTGGTTTTGATGCTTTGCGACTCGGTTATTCAAGAAACGACACCCCTTATATGTGGCAATCTTTGCGCATTGGTGAGCTTGTGCCGTTTCAGCTTGATGGATTCGACAGCGCTGCATTTGGCGGCAGTATGATATCTTTAAAAATACGCGGGTTATCGATAGATGGGTTTGATGCGCTGACGATGGACTATGAGTCAAAGTATTTTAGTAAGCGTATGCGCGTGCTACTGGCTGAGCAGGTGAATTTAGATAAAACGGTATCGATACTCGGTATCAATGATTCATCGGTTGGCATTCATGGTGTTAAACTTGGACAGTATTTTATTAGACCCGATGGGGATAGCGAAACTTATAGACAAGGGGTAGGCGAATGGATGTAAAACTATTGCCATGCGGCGGCATGGATAATGCGTCTGATGTTACGATGCTTGATAAAAATAGTAGCGGAATGGTTTATGTGCGAGATGCGGTTAATGTCGATATCTCAAAAGAAGGCAAAATAAAACTGCGTCAAAGCGGCATAAAAGTCAGCGATGTTAATTATCAGTCACTATGGCAAAGCTCACTACATGGCGATGTGTTTGGCTTACTTGAAAATCAATGGGTCAAAGTTGATCCCGATACATGGACTCATGAAGTATTGATGCCCAATGTTGGGGAGTCACCCTTATACCATGCTGTGCTAAACAACAAAGTGATAGTGGCCGCCAAGAACGGCATATTCTCATACGATGGAAACCGCGCCAGAAAGCTTGGGATTGATACGCCACCCGCAGCGAATGTTTCTTTGATACCAGGAAGCCTGCCCACTGGAGAGTATAAAGCCGCGATAGCATGGCTCAGGGATGATGTAGAATCTGCGTTATCCGAGTTATCATTTACCACGTTGGATAAAACAGGCGGCTTGCTTATAACGCTGCCATTGCCGCTAGATAATACCGTTAACGCGGTGAGATTGTACCTCAGCCACGGCGAAGGCATGGACTTGCAGTTGGTCGAAACCTTGCCAGTTAATACCCATTCTTATGAAATTACCGTACTGCCAAAACTAGGTAGAGTATCGCCATTCAAACATTTATCCATCATGCCAAGCGGTAAATACTTGTCAGTGTGGCAAGGTCGGTTATGGCAGGCATCCGCTAATATCATTCGTTTTTCGCAAGCGCTTGCCTATCACTTGCATGACGAGCGCCATGATTTTATCCAAATGCCGCAAGCAATCACCTTTTTAGAGCCTGTCGATGGTGGTATTTGGGTGGGGCAAAGAGATCATGTTGCTTTTCTACAAGGCACCAACCCAAGCGATTTTATTTTAATTCGCAAAGCTCAGCAGGCGCCCATTGAAGGCAGCTCAGTAAGAATGGCGATTGAAACCAGTGAGCAATCTACTGGCGCACAAGTGGTAGTGTGGCTATCAAACCTAGGATATATGGCGGGTATGCCCGATGGCAGCGTGACCCCGTATCAATCATCAAGGCTTAAAGATATTGCTGCGGCGCGCGGCAACTCTGTAAGGTTTAATAAGCGGGTGATAACTACAGTAAGCTAGGCGATGTTAATCAACAAAGGAACATCGCTATGTCGAACTTAAACAAAGAACTTGCTATCGCTATCAGTAAAGAAGATTACGAAGTCACTAGCGAAGGCATCTACTTCCCACGCCAAGGCGTTGCTGCTGCCGGTGAATACATTGACCGCGTAAATGATGGTGAGTGGAATGTTACTAAAAACCTAATTGTCACTGAGGGTTTAGTGCATATCTTAAATGTGGCATTAGGCTCAACTGCCAAACCATCTGGCTATTATCTTGCTTTATTTGCTGCATCAGCAACACCAACCGCTGATTGGACTGCCGCGTCATTCTCTGCAACTGCATCTGAAATTGTTAGTATGACCGAAGGCTATACCTTAGCAACACGCCCACAATGGAAGCCTGCCAATGCTACGACAACGGCATCGATTGACAACATGGCAAACGTGGCAAGCGTTACCATCAAAACAGCGTCGCAGCTTACAGTGCAAGGCGCTGCTATGCTTACCTCTAGCGCAAAAGGCGGTACAACAGGCGCATTGATTTCAGCAACTAAATATCCATCTGCCCGTGTATTCCAAGATGGGGATATTTTTGAAATCGGTTATCGTCTCAGCCTAACTGTATAGTGAAATGCACCAACCCAGACCATTTGCACTATTTGTTGAAAACGGCGAATTATCGAAAGATGATTTGTCGTTTATTCAACATACAGTGCAAAAATTCACCAACTATAAGCAAGTAAATGAGCTTGATAGCCTAAAGCGCGTCTATGATTTACCAGATGGCGGTACAGCTATCATACAGGACATGGGTGGCACCCTTCGAGTTATCGTTGACAAGCCATTATCTGAAATACAGCCGTTATCAACAAAATACAAAATCCCTATGATTTTAAGCGGTGTTATTCAGCGCCCAATAATCAAGGATGATTCCAACATAAGCCTAAAAGCTACCACCACCACGCGACGCAGATTGATAGGTTACGATCCGAACAAGTCTATGCCGCCACGAACGCTCGAATTTAGAAAGCTTGCTGTTGAGTATGATTACCAATTCAAATATTTCGAGCCAAGATATAAAGGCATTATGCTTTACACGCAATATCATAAATTATTACCAACGTGGTATTCGGGCGCAATGGCTAGTGTCGTGCAAGTCATAGCAGGTTATGGAAGGCCATTAACTGATGATGATAAGCCAACCGATTGGGATAAGAAGCTATACATATTGCCCGATGATGTTTCAAAAAAGATAGATATTGAGATTGAGCAATACATACTTGGACCATCCAAGGGCGTTCCATACAATGAAGGCAAAATAAGCTATTCTTATGGTAGCAAAACACACGCCGTAGGATTCAGTAGCAACCAATGTTTTTTGATAGAGGTATCGCCAAGTGGTGTTTACGTCATGCCATTACCCGTGATTCCTGCTACCACCTCACCAGCTTTTCGTGAGTGGGTGGAAAGGCGTAATGATGACGAAATAATCGCCATTATTGATAAATTTGGCGGTTTGCCAACAGGCGAATTAATGCCAGTGGGTGAATATCGAGAAGCTTGGATTCGTGCAGGTTATATTCAGCGCCTATGCGACACGGCAGAATTCTACAAGCACAGCTTATATTATGATGCCTGCGGATGGTCGTTTAACAGCAAAGCATCTGAAGGGTTTAATACTTGTTGGTCGTTTGATGATAGCGGTATGCGTTGGAGTTACGGCTTTAAGCTATCCTTAAAACTGGTTGATATTGATTATGAGGTAAGTTTAAACAGGGATGACGAGGAATTAAAAGCAAAAATCTTAGCTGGGCTCAATGGCGAGAGCGAAGAATTAAAAGCGATACGCTATAAAATAAATCGCTTAAATGGTGCAGAGTTGCAGGCATACCAGTATTTTAACTTCGACCAATGGAATGAGTTAAAACTTGAGCCTAAAAAAAAGCATACCGGCAGTATGGCTCAGACAACCAAGGGGCGTGTGTATTGGTGGTCAAAAGACAAGCCGCAGTCATTTGGATATCTGAAATTCCCTACACTAAATGGCGATGGCTGTCAGTCATTTGATATGACAATGCCTGACTACAAAGGCGGATTCGTTAAATGTGATACCGTTGTTTTTGGGTGTTATGTTGACGATAGTCTAAAAGTGGTTAAGTATTTCTGTGACGAAAGCAAGTTTTATAAAGACAAGGAATCTACATTTGAAGATTACATGATAATCGGCGAATGGGAAGAAACTACTTTTAGTGGCAATAGTCAAATTATGGGGTATTTATACACCACTGATTTTGACGATAGGCGAGCTGTGAGTGAGTCCGAAGCTTATACTAAAATTACAGGAAAAGATTTGGGTTATGGACAGCCTGCCTATCAAACACCTGCCATTCTTTATATGTGGGGTGACTTGAGTCGTGCAAGGTACTACAGCCATAAGACAATTAAAACGGTTAAAGGTGGGGATAATTTGAGCATTGGAATATGCGTTCCTGTTTTGTGTCGGGATAGTATTTTATATGCGTTTACAGAGTCATATAACAGCAGCAGTTACTATGAGGAAGTAGCAAGGAAATCTGTTGCTGACCCAGTGAGTTATGGTATTTGGACGTATGACCCAATTTTTCACTGGATGGGAAATAGCAACAATGCCATTGGAAGCCCATCACCAACGGTAGGTGAGTATGTCTATGCTACCCGTGACAGAGAGCCGGTATTAAAAACACCTTATGATGAATATGCTTATAGCGGTGATTGGTTCGGTGTTCCCGTTGGTGGCTATAAAGACGTTTCAGGCGTTTGTGCCAAATATACCTATCGTCATTCTCCATATTCAGGTAATGCTACCGGTGTAATCATTGGCGGCGAAGCGCCGCAGATCAATCAGTACACAATAAACAAAACCACAGATGGCGAAAGTAGTGGCAAGGTTTGTATAGCGATACATGATGTTGGGGCGGTTAAGGTACATCAAAACAACCCTGACCCGTGGTATTTTAGTTACTCGCCCGTTGATTCTGGCGGTGAGCTTATTTATTTTTACCGTGACGCAACATTTAATGCGTTTGGTATTGGTTACGCAAGCACCAGCGAGAAAAAAGATGAAAAAGCGCGCACACATTGGGGTGAAAGTTTATTAGTTGATAATACTATCAGACCTTATTTTATTGGAGTTGTAAATGAGTAATTATCGAGACGATACGACAGATACCGCTATAGCTAGTGATGCAACATGGGCAGGGCTTACAGCTATCGCGGATAATACAGCTCGCGTAAAGGAACTGTTTATTCTTGCGATTGCTGCATTGTCAATTAATTCAGCGGTGGCTAGTGATGAGCTTACTGGCAGTGTTGTAACGCAGATTCAAAATAGCGCGGTTGCCAGTGATAGCGCATTTGGAAATTTAACTGCAAAAAATACAATACTCGACTCAGTAAAAGTCAGTGATAAATTTATCTTAAAACAATCACTGATAGCTACAGAATCAACGCGATTAACTGAATTTTGGCAAGGCGCAGTTGGTAGCTTAACCACCGATACAGCCGTTTGTCGTGAATCAACCAGCGGCATTATGCGCGCCATAAGCACCACTGCCGATACTGCAATCGTAAGCGATTACGCGGCGTCGTTTGGTAAAGAGCTAGCTATTGATTCCGCATTGGTAAGCGATAGCGCTATTGGCAAGAGCTATCTAAAAACCTTAGTCAGTGATAGCGCAATTATCAGCGAATGGGTTTTACTCGAGCAGACAGCGATAATTGCCGATGGTGCTACTGCTAGAGACACCTTGTTTGGCACCAAAACAGTTAACACCTTGTTATCTGAAACCGCCATCGCAAGTGATGGCTCACTGACGCTGCGCGACATGCTATCAAGCGACAGCGCGATTGTCTTAGATAATGCACCCACCCACATAAAAGGCAGAAGTTTAGCAAGCGAAAACGCAGCTATCAGTGATGAGCTGCTTGGTTATAAGCAAACAAACAGCAGGGTGCTATCTGATAGCGCCACTGCTTTTGATACTGTCTTAGTCGGTTTATTAGCCAAAAGCTTGTGGCAAGATATAGCAGTCATTGACGATGAATTAATCAACACTCAAGGCGGTACTAACGCATGGACCGCTAACACCGACACTTGGGCTATGAGCCGATATGGTGATTTGCCGATTAATCGCCTGGTGGTGATTAATGGCAAATTATATGGCGAGTCAAAGGATGGTATTTATCAAATGGACACTGGCACAGAAATAGTGAGCGCAACCATTGAGACAGGGAAGGTTGATTTTGGCGAAGCATTGTCCCACCCAACGAGTGCATATCTTGAGTACGAGTTAAATGGCAGCGCATCAATGCAGGTTAAAACCACCCAAAGCGGAAAACAACAAGCATTTACATACCCATTGCCGCGCGAGCGTGCAGACGAGCTAACCAATGGCCGCATTTTGTTTGGCCGTGGTTTAAGAGGGCGTCACTTTACTTTCGTTCTAAACATCAGTGCAACACATGGCTATCTTAACAGTCTAGCGATTAATGCACTTTCAACCAAGCGCAGAATATAAGGAGTAAGACATGGGGATTGCACCAGATAGTATTATGGGCGTCACAGTACAAACCGTGACTGACCAGATGGAAGAAATTGACCGATGGGCGCAGGACTACAACAATAAGCTTACGGCGTCGCTTAGCAATATTAGCAATATTAAAATCCAAAGCGTCGGTGACATGCCAGCAATTACGATGCCAATCTATGAGCCAAGCGCTATCACTTTGCCAAACATGCCGAATTATGAGCCCAATGTAGATACGCCTATTAGCGATATCCCAAATGCGGTGGAAATAAGCGGTGTATTGTCGCAACTTGATAACATTGAGTTTGAGGAGCTGCCGGTTGAGCCGATAGCGCAGCCTATTAGTATGCCGTCACTTCCGGTTATTAATGATGTGGTTATTCCTACAGCGCCATCTATTGATACAGCAATTAATTTGCCAGACTTGCCCAGCGTGCAAGCGCCAATTATGCCAACCAAGATGGATGCTAATATTACGGTTAATGTTCAGCCAGCGCCACAATTTAGCGATATAGCGCTACCCGCCAAGCCGACGATTGATACTGGTATTGTTTTAACTGACGCGCCAATATTAAACGATTTGGCAATGCCTGACGCGCCCACATCGGATGTGGCAATAGTTGACCCAACAATGCCCGTTATCAATCAGTTTGAAATGCCAGTCAAACCAAATATTGATACAAACATCGTTATTCCTGATGCGCCGCAAATGGAGCAAATAGCACTACCCGAATTAAAAGACATTGAACTTCCGTTATTTGAGTTTCCAGAGATTGCGGATTTTGATGGCAAGCCGCCTGCGCTCGATGGTCTTACGGTGCCAGAGGTGTTCGCTGATTGGCAAGAGCCGCAATACGAATCGCAATTACTTGATGAACTGACCGATGCCGTGAAGGATATGATGACGCATGGTTTACCGGACCCAGTGATTGATGCCATTTATTTAAAATCGCGTGAGCGTATCACCATGGAGACTGAGCGCTCAGTGCAAGAAGCTGTCGATACATGGGCATCGCGTGGCTTTAGTATGCCTACAGGTATGCTCAACAAACAAGCCAATGTCGCGCGTGAAGAAGGGCGATTGAAAGTCATTGAAGCTAATCGCGATGTATTCATGGAACAGGCAAAATGGCAGATTGAAAGCATGCGCTTTGCTATTGAGCAAGGCATCGCCCTGGAACAACTCAATCAAAACTTCTTTGAGAACATCACAAAGCGTTTGTTTGAAATAGCCAAATTTAATGTTGAAAGCAAAATCAGTGTGTTTAACGCACAAGTCTCATTGTTTAATGCGCAAAATGATGCGTTTCGCACGCTTGCTGATATTTACCGCGTTAAGCTCGATGCCGCTACCGCTAAGATTGGTGTGTTTAAAGCCCAGATTGACGGGCAGTTGGCAATAGGTCAGATAAATCAAAGCAAAGTTGATTTATACAAAGCCAAGGTATCAACCATCCAGGCTAATGTCGATATGTATAAGGCAATCATGGGCGGCATTCAAGCTAAGGCTGATATCACCAAGTCGCAGTTTGATGTGTACCGCAGCGAAATTCAAGCACATGCCGAACAGCTCAATAATGAAAAAATAAAATTTGATATCTATGAGGCTGAATGGAAAGGACAGCAGGCGAAAGTTGGCATTGCGCAGGGTCAGGCACAGATTTATGAAACGAAGGTGCGCGCCGCCGCAGGCAAGATCGATGCCGAGCGCCTAAAGATTGAAAACTACAAAGCACAGATAGAAAGCCAACAAGCTAAACTTGCGATAGCTGATACACAGGCTAAGCTATACAGCGCCGATATCGATGCGCATAACTCCCTTCTGCAAAGTGAGCGACTGAAACTAGATGCCTATAACGCATCATTGCAAGGCGAGCAGATAAAAGCAGGCTTAATTGAAACGCAGGCTCGTGTTTATGAAAGTGAGCTGCGTGCAGTATCAGAGCAAACCAATATCGAGAAGTTAAAGGTTGATATGTTTGATAGCCAAATAAAAGCTGAACAAGCCAAGCTTGGTATTGCTGAAACACAGGCTCGTGTATTTTCTGCTCAAATCGATGCGGTTAATGCGCAGAATAATGCCCAGCGCGCCAAGGTTGAATTATTTGATAGTCAAGTAAGAGCTGAAAACAGCAAGGCGCAGATATATGACACCCAAATTCGCGCATTTGCTGCGCGCGTTCAAGCCGCCACCGCAAAAGGTGATATGCAGCTAAAACAATCACAGAATAAAGTAGAGGTAGCACGCGCCTTCTTAACCAAATATACAGCAGATATTGATAGATACAAGGCGGAAACACAAGCCAATCTTAGTAACGCTGAAATGGCAACACGCCGATTTACTGCCCAAGTCGAAGCATGGAAGGCAGGCGCGCAAATTAAGGTAAGTGAGAGTGAAACCAAGTCGCGCTATGCCGATATGACAAGTCGCACCAATATTGCCTACACACAAGCACAGGTCGCGGCATACGAATCCAAGATGCGAAATGCTGTTTCAGAAGCTCAGATTGCCCTGGAAGCGGCTAAGGCTATGGGGCAATACACTGCACAATTAGCAGCAGGCGCATTGAGCGCAGCCCATGTAAGCGCAAGTATCAGTGCATCGGGCAGCGCAAGCACCAGTGAAAGTAAAAGCGAAAGCACTAGCAAAAATTATAATTACTGATAATCGCCCTATCCAAGTGATAGGGCTTTTTATTCTCTAAGGTTTAGCCGATTCATTATTGCCATTCATAATACCTAAATACATTCAAACGCTCATAGGTTAATGCAATGGCTAATGAAATTCAATTTGCTGCGGGCTTAGACCCCACCATCCTTGATGCCTTATTAAAGGCAAAAATGCTCAACTCGCCAAAAAAGAAAGCCGCTGTTACTGCGCAATCAGCCGCAAGATTAGGATTGAATTTAGATGATATCGGCAATGTTAGTGGTTTGTTGCGCACACAAGAGCATATCCCCTATGAGGAACGCCCAAAAGTTGCGCGCATTGCCAATGCCAGTGATGTTGAATCACCACTAGAGCATAGCATTGAAATCCGCGAAGAAAACGAGCCACGTTTATTTTTTTAAGGGGTATTAAATGGCAATTTCATACGAAGAAGATATGAAGCGTCGTGAGCGTGATGCACAACTACAAAAGCAAAACCAACAGGTCAGCGGCACTGAGGCAACACGCATCATCGGTGGTACTGCGGCAGCCGGTTTATACCCATCCATTAATATGTTGGCACAGGGTACGGGCGCGCTAGCAGGTGCAGCCAATACAGCAGCTAGAGGTTTGCGCGGTTTGGGTCGATTAGGTGTGGCATCGTCTGGGTTTAATGGGGCACTTGATGGGTTTAATACATCAACCGAGCAATACCGTGACCGTTTTGGGCTGCAAAACGACAATCCTACGTTTGCTGGTGACTTGGCTGTCAGAACAGCGGGTGTATTGTCCGATGTTGGTGACAACTTGTTATTAGGTGCGCCAAGCAAGATCGGCGCAGGGTTAAACCTTGCTTATCTCGATAAAAATATGAGTAAGTGGAATCAGCCTGCATCGGATAACACTCAACCACAAGCAGCCGCGCCTAATAGACAAGGCGTTTCGACTGTGGATAACCCATTTTACGCAGCGCAAGCACAAGCAAATATGCAAAATGCGAACAGCGCATTAAACACCTTCTCCGGCACAGGCAATTACGATACAGCCACCAACCCTATGAGCCACCAAACGCAAGGCAATCCAGCCGTAGGCAGGCAAGTATTAAGCCAAGCACAGGTTAATGAATTAGCACCACAGGCAAGCGGATCAATTAATGGCAAGCCGATTGACACCAAAGACGCCATTCTACCCAAGCCAATGTACGATACCGCACAAGAGCGCGCGTTACAGCAAACATATAGCGAGGTTAACGCACCCAATACGCGGATGCCAGTACGACAGGGGCGTGATTTTGCGGCAGACCTTGAGCGCAAAAATCTAATCGATGCTATTAAGCGTCCTGCGGGTGGTGCATCCATAATGGACGGCTTGACAGCCAATCAACAAAAAATGTTGGCTGAAATCGCAATGCAAGGCGATAACCTCGACATGGAAGCTTATAAGCAGCAAATGGCTTATGGCCAAGCTGATATGGCTCAGCAAAACCAAAACGCACGCACCAGCCTTGAACAGCAAAATGCCATGACAAAATCCTTGCTAGATGAAGCGGGGCAAAACTCTCGTAGCCAAGCGCAGCTAGGTCTTGATGTTAGTAAGCTTAATCAGCTAGGCGAACAAGAGCAAGCGAAATTGGGACTTGAAAGCGAAAAACTGGCGATGGAAAAACAGGAAAATAATGCACAGAATTACGCACAAAATATGCTAATTGCATTACAGGACCAGTATAACAAAGCCACCACGGATGAAGAACGTCAAGCAATTAAGGAAAAATCACAACAATACACGGCGCTTATGAGTAAAGGCACCAGTGGTAAGGACCGCTATATTACTGTTAAAGCCGGCGATAGTGTTGATGCACAAGGCAATGTGTTGGCTCAACCAGAACGAGTGCTAGACACTCAGACGGGAATGTTTATTGACGCAGGGCAAGCAGCACAATCAGCCGTACAGGTCGGTACAGTTATGGACGGTTATCGCTTTAAAGGCGGTGATCCAGCAGATGCAAAAAATTGGGAGAAGTTGTAAATGTCTGATAAAAAACCATGGGAACAATTCGCCAACACACAACCACAAGACACCGAGCAAAAACCGTGGGAAAGTTTTTCGGGTCAGACAAAGCCAAAAAAATCTGAGCGTAAAGCGCTTAGCGATATTGGTAACTCGATTGCATCGGGTGTGGCTGCCGCAGGTCGCGGTATTTTGGGCTTGTCTGATTTACTAACCGGCTCGAACTCAATTCAAAATACAAAAAACTTGGGCTTGGATATCAAGTCATCCGAGCAGGCGTGGAAGGACAACTTATCAGAAAAGGCAAAACAAGAGGAACAGGCGTGGAGTAACACCCAAGGGTTTGTTGATACACTAAAATACGGTGCAACTCACCCATTTGCTGTAGCCAATAAAGTTGCTGAATCGCTGCCAGCTATGGCGGTTAGTGGCGGTATGGGCGGCGCGGTTGCCAAAGGGTTTGTTGGTGGTGCTATTGGTGAGGGTATGCAGCAAGCCGGTTCTAGTTACGCTGATGCTATCGAGAAAAATAACGGTAATACGCCAACAGACAAAGATGCAGCGGCAGCGCTTGGATCGGGCATTACTACAGGTACGATATCAGCATTAAGCGGTGGCTTGGCTAAAAAACTAGGCATTGGCGATATCGACACTGCTATTGCTAACCGCGTGGCCGGTGAAGTCGCTACAAGCGCACGCCCACTTGGTCTGGGTGCCTATGCCAAAAACATTGGCAAGGGGATTGTTACCGAAGGCGCATTAGAGGAATTACCGCAGTCTGCTACCGAGCAAATGTGGCAAAACTATGCCGATGACAAGCCTATCATGGAAGGCGTGCCAGAAGCCGCTGCACAAGGGCTTATTACGGGTGGCTTGATGGGCGGGGCATTTAACGCCACCAATTTGCCTACCTTCAGTGAATCTCAACCAAATAACACCGCTA